CATACATACCGTGAGCAAAGGACGCTTCTGCTTTCGCTTTGCTGTTTATTCCTCCTGCGTGGCTGTACCAACCGCTTGCAAGAGCATTGTATCCTTCCGCATGGCTGTATCCGCCGTCTGCAACGGTATTATACCCTTCTGCGTGGCTGCAATAACCGCTTGCTGTGGTGTTTTCTCCCTCAGCGTGCGAGCTTATTCCGCTTGCTGTGGTGCTGTTCCCTTCAGCGTGTGCGTATGTGTTGCTTGCAGCTGTACCGCTTCCTTCTGCATGCGTGCTTGGCGCTGTTGCCTTCGTGCCGCTTCCTTCGGCGTGAGCGTATGTGCTGCTTGCGATATTATTTTCATAGTCGTTGAATATCTCACAGCCGATGCCGGTAGCGGTGAACTTGCCGACACTGCTGGCATTGCCGGTAGTGATTTTGTTGTTTATGATTTTCTGCGTATTTCCTGCCGTTGCCTTGTTCAGCACATTAAGCACCTTCAGCTTTTTGTCACCGCAGGCATAGCTTTGCGTATGCTTGCCGTTTGCGTACTCGTCTGTAATCTCGGTTATGACCGTTTCGTACTCTACACTGTCAATGCGGATAGATACCTTCTGTGCTAACTCAGGTTCGGCTTCGTCATCCATAAACAGTGGTTCTATCTCAAAGTCGTCAGATACCACATATTCTTCCGCCGCTTTAAGTGCGTATCTGTCTATCTCGGATACGCTGTCGGTATCGACATCAAGCACAACTTCTTTACGCTTTACTCCGCTTGCGGTATCATCGGGGCGCTTCACGCATTTTATCGTGACATCATCGCCACTACCGACTACGGCATATATAGCATTCTTGTATGCTGATGTTCCGTCCTTGCGTGTGTAGCTCTTGATGTTGTATCTGCTCTCGTCTATTATGATAGTCGGCTTGTCCTCGCTCGATTCCATATGTGGATTATAGTTATCGCCGTCCTCCGCATTATCATCTATGATTAGCCGCATATCGTAAAAATGCGTCTTGCAGTTTTTTAGCAGATTAAAAATTGCCGTGCTGACAGGCTCAAGACGTGTCATGTAACGGTCATCCTGTATGCCTGTAAGCGGCGGGTCTGCGTTGATCTGATTTACAGGCATCGTTATGCCGAACATACCGTATATCTGTCTGTCGCTATCTGTAGCATTAACGATATTGTAGTTGACGATGTCCGAGATACACGAAAATGTCGTGCCACTTGTGACGTAATAGCCGTATGTTCCCTTGTCCTGTTCTTCTTTCGGAAAAAGCGTGACACGAAGTGCAAACAGATACTTCAGATCATATCCGGTGACGGTTATCTTATCATCCTTCTTTTCAATATCCGTAACATAAAGAAACGTTCCTCTTACTATACGCTTTGTCGGATCGCTTGCTATATATGTCTGACCGAGCTTTTCCCCGACTATCAGCATACGGTCCGGCTGTATACATCCGGCTTCATCAGCGTGTGTAGGTATTGTCATCTCGAAACTGCCAATGTCGTATGCTCTGCGTGTATACTTGAAACTTTCAACATCAGATACGATACCGACGAGATTCTGCGAGAATTTTGGCTTCTTTACCGATAAAAAATCGTATACTCTAACTATCATCAGATGCTCCTTACATAATCAAAACGCACCAGCTTTGCTTTTATCGTGCCTGCTGTTGCAATGTTCTTTACCGATAAATTGTTATTGCCAGGATAGATATACTGCGATGTTGACTTTATCAGGTCGATACCGGAACGTTGCGAATACGGTATATACACCTTGCCAAGCAGTCCCCAGTCGATGTTTATCACATCACTTGTGCTCAGGTATTTTGTCAGCTGAAGCTCTCCTGTGGCGCTTTTGTATGTCCCCTGTGGCTCTTTGCCGTAGACGCTCATGCTGTTGTACGACACAGGCATTTCACGCCCCGAAAGCGCAATTATTGCCGAATGCGTATCGGTACCCGTCATGGCAGCTGTTGCCGTTATGCTGAGCATAGCCGGCACTTTATCCTCCGTCTGCGCTGTGAAATTTACCGACTGCGTTTTTCCCGCAGCTGCCGACAATTCCACATCTGCCGCTTTTACACGCCAGAACGGAACGTATGACAGGATCGATATTTTCGCTGTGCACAGCACACCTGCCTGCCGTTCTACCGCAGGAAGCTCACTGACAACGCCCTCAATCTGATATGTCTTGCCGGCGCTGTTCGTGTATTTCAGCGTACCTTCAACACCGGCGGGAAAGTACCGCATGAGCTTTCTGCGAAGTTCGTACATTGTAGCCGGCTTTCCGTTGCGAGGAAGCAGAGCAATTTCTGCGGTGATAGTACGGACATTTGCTTTTGCGCCGTAAAATCCCGCACCGTCAAAGCCTACACGCTCGGAGCTGTCGTGCTTATATCCGAGAGCATTTCCCTCAAAGCTAAGCAGGTGGAGCGGTATGTATCCGTCTGCGTCGGATGATGTATTAACATCATCGATAGTCACCGCCGTGCCGAGAACGGTTGAAAATGTGATTTTCTCCATACTTTTCTCCTATCTGATTACAATATCGTCCATCAGTGCGTCCTTGACCGCCTTTGTTATCTGAGCCATTGTCAGAGCCGTACCGATAAGATTGACATTCGCTGTGTTATTCCGTGTGTTGTCGTTATTGACTATGCTTTCAACGGTTTTTGAGCCATCGGCCATAGCCGACATTATCTGCTGTACGGTTTTCAGGCTCTCATTGATTGCGCTGATCTGATTGTTGTAGCTTTTCTGCTCGCTTTCATACTTTGCGTTTGCGGCATTTTTGCGCTCCTGTGCATTTCTCTGCCATTCCTTTTCCGCCTTATCATCGTACAATCCCTGTAACTTTTTCTCCATCTGCTCACGGGAGAATTCGTCAAGCTGGCTGTATTTAAGCTGTGCTTTAACTTCGTTTATCTGCTTTTCAAGATCGTTGTCCTCATTCAGACGCTTGCGGGCTTCGATTTCATCGTCAATCGCTTTTATCGTAGCATCACGAAGCTCTTTCTTTGCTTCAAGTTCACGCTTTATGAGGGCGATTTTTTTATCTGCTTCGGTCTTATATGCCTCAGAGGCCTTCTTGAATTCATTATCGGAACTGCTTGATGATGAAGAACTGCCCGAACCGCTGAAACTGCCTGCTTCCATATAGTTATCGAAGTTATCATACATTGCCTTCAGTGCATCACGCTTGAGCCTTAGATCCTTTTTTGCTTCCCATTCCTGCTGATCGTAGTATGAGTTAATATTTGGTGTGTCGGACGTGCCGATTGTTGCATCGTACTCTGCTATCTGTGAAGCAAGCTTTGCCTTTGCAAGCTCTTTGTACGCTTCTGTGTTCAGCTTTATTTTGCCTGTTTCGTTGTCAAGGCTGACACACTGCGTATACCCTGCGTCTATTAGCTTCAGCATAGTGTCATAGGATATATTGCCGTTCTTCCCCTGCTCTGCGTAGGCGGAAGCCAGCTCGTTAAGATTCTTAATGAGTGTTGATGTGCTGTCGGCAAGTTCTTCGGTGGTTTTTATGTTGTTGTTTTTGGTCTCGGTGTTTTCTTCGGTTTTCTTTGATGATTTTTCGATTGAATCAGTTAATTCGTCAACAGAAACTTTGGCTTTTTCTATTTTCTGTGCTTCATCTTCATACTTAATCCATAAATCGTTGTAATTTTTATAGGCTTCCGTTGCTTCGAGATTTACTTCTTTAAGCCTTGTTACAACATCTTTATAATAATCGGCTCGCTGACGAGCAGTTCCAGTTACTTGATCGTACAAATTAGCATCGCCAAAAAGCGGATAAGTTTTATATGCTCCTCTGCCCGTACCTTCGTGATCTTTGTGTGCGGCAATTGTTATTTTGCTCACGGCGCTCATATCCTCGTCAGAATCTACACTATGAACATCATCATAGTTTCGATTTGCATCAGAGGACGTTAATTCATCATAATACGATTGTGCTTTTGCTAATGCTAACTCTTTTTCCTGCCTTGTTGCTTCTTGCAGTTTTTCGATATTATCCTCATATTTTCCGTTTACGAGATCAAGCTTTTCAGCTGTAGTGCTGTACGTATCATTCAACTGTTTTTGTAATGACTGGAGTTCCTCTGTTTTCTCTGCCGCTGTGCCTGTGTTATTACTAATGGCCTTATAACGTTCAAGTACATCGGATAGTTCATCTGCCTTGTCTTTCGCTCCGTTTGCCGAATCTTTCAATTCATCTATTGACTTTTTTGCATCATCCGATGCGGAAGTGAACGCAATTGTGTCAACCACTAATGTAGCTAACAACGAAGCCATAAACACATACGGATTAGCCGCACCGACAGCGTTAAATGTTGCCTGTGCCGCTCTTGCCGCCTTTGTAGCTTTCGTAAAGTGCTGTATTGACGCTACCGTCGCACTTATGACATTACCTATTCCTATAGCAACCTTAAACGTACCGAGAGCCACAGCCCCCGCTATTATTGCTTCCTTGAAGTCGAGACCTACAGAGATAGCCTGCTTCATAAAAGCAACAAGATTTTTAAGCGATACACCTAAATTCTGCGCCCACTCGTCAAGCGTTCCGTCCTGCTCCCATTCTGCCAGCTGGTCGCTGACATCTTGCAATACCGACTTTACTTCTCCGAAAGCACCCTCGCCCATTTTGCGGAAGAACTCGGATATGTTATCCAGCAAGGTACTGAGCATACCATGCATAGTCTGTGACTGCTTTTCCATCATTCCCGCAAACTTTCCGTTGCCTGTTGTAAGCCCAGTTATAGCCTTGTTCAGATCGTCTATGCCGACCTTGCCTGCGGAAACCATCTTGGAAAATTCTTCACCTGTCACGCCTATGCTTTCGGCAAGTGCTGTCTGAAGCGGTACACCTGCCTCCGCCATCTGCATAAGTTCTTCGCCTGTAACCTTGCCCTTTGCAAGCATCTGACCGTAGGCAAGTGTTATTCTGTCCATTTTTTCAGCATTACCACGTGCGAGATCTCCGAGCTTTGTCATAGTATCGATAAGATTGCTTTCGTCCACGCCATAGCTCATCAGAAGCGAACCGCCGGAGATTACGTTTTCAAGCGTAAGCGGCGTTTTTGCGGCAAAGT